ACCTGCTTGGTATATCCATTAAGCAATAATAGTCTAGTTAATTTAGGTATATCATTAGGAATTGGCTGCTCATGAAGATAATAAAAATCCAATAATCGACGATAACAAATATCTTCAATTGGAGTTAAATGTTTAGTGTGACTTTGATAATCACCTATATTGAATTGATAATAATGCATAAAAACCTTAAAAAAAAAGGTCTCACCTGGACTCTCGCTTTGTTTTAAGAAGCGTTGGAGGAACGGCTAGTACCGTCAGAGCCCATGTGAAACCTTACTAGAAAAACTCTTGCCTCCATGCAATTGCTAGAAACTATATCACAATAATTTAAAAAAGTATCACCCATAAAAATATTTATTTAAATTGTTTACATAGTTCCAAATTAGGAGTAATATTAACTTGTTTTTAACAGAAAGGAAATTTATGCTTGAAAATACATTAAAAGAACGTGGCAGCAATTATGGTACTTTTGATAGCAATGCTAATACATGTCAATCTATTAAAGAGTTAATGCGTAGACACTCTTCATGGGTAAATATGGCACCATATCAAATGGAGTCGTTAGATATGATTGCTCATAAATTAGCTCGTATTCTTAATGGTGATCCATATTATATTGATTCATGGCATGACATTGCTGGTTATGCTACTTTAGTAGAAAATATACTTAAAGGAGAGCAACGTGATCTTTCATAATAATGTAGAAAATATACGTAATGAATTTAAATTAATGTTGCAGCAAGAACAATATACATCTGATAAAACAGGCGTTAAAACACTGGAAATTGTAAATGCTTCATTTATTGCAAATGATAATGTTATTTTTGGTACTCCAAATCAAGATTATATTGCTAGAGAATTAATTTGGTATAAATCTCAATCATTAAATGTAAATGATATTGTTGGCGGCGCACCTGAAATTTGGAAACAAATTGCAGATAAAGATGGCAATATTAATTCTAATTATGGTTGGTGTATTTATTCTAAAGAAAATAATAATCAATTTTTAAATACTATAAATGAATTACTTAGCAATCCTAATTCTAGGCGTGCAATTATGATTTATAACCGTCCTAGCATGCATAATGATTACAACCAAAACGGTATGTCTGACTTTATTTGCACTAATGCAGTTCAATATTTAATTCGTGATAATCATGTAGATGCTTTAGTTTATATGAGATCAAATGATGCTGTTTATGGTTATAAAAATGATTACGCATGGCAACGTTTTGTTCTTGCTGATGTTGTAGATACATTAAATACGCCAGGTCATACTTATAATATTGGTAAGATTTTTTGGAATGTGGCATCATTGCATGTTTATGAGCGTCACTTTAAATTTATATTATGAAATGGCACAATAGATATTTAGCAATAGCTAAAGAAGTTGCTAGTTGGTCTAAAGATCCTAATACTCAAGTAGGTGCTATTATAGTTGGCAGCAAAGGTCAAATACTATCTCAAGGATATAATGGTTTTCCACGAGGAATATTAGATGACTCAGATCGATTAAATGTAAGAGAAGTTAAACTTTCATTAATGGTTCATGCTGAAATGAATGCTATTTTTAACGCTACTTATTCTGGTGTATGTTTAGATAATGCAATTTTATATGTATATGGATTGCCTATTTGCAGCGAATGTGCTAAAGGTATTATTCAAGTAGGTATATCTAAAATAGTGATACCTGAACAATCTATTATGTTAAGACAAGAATGGATGGAGTCTTGGTATCGTTCTAATAAAATGTTTGATGAAGCTAATATAAAGGTAGAAATATTATGAGTAGAAATTGGGTAATGGATATTGAAATTATGCACACTAAATATGGTGTAAATAATAAAGTAAAAGAATTTGATGCAAACAAACTTGCTGCATTTTTAGAATTTAGAATTAATTTTTTAAAAGAAGAATTAACTGAATTACAAAATGCTCAATCAGGTGATGATGCAGTAGATGCATTAATTGATCTTTGTGTTGTTGCTATTGGCACTTTAGATAGTATGGGCGTGGATGCATACAAAGCATGGGAAGCAGTATTAACTGCAAATCTTGCAAAAGAAGTAGGTATTAAAGCAACTAGACCTAATCCATTGGGATTACCTGATCTTATTAAGCCAGAAGGATGGAAATCACCATCACACGCAGATAATATTGGTTTATTTGCAAAAATATTTTAAAAAAGTGTTTACAATGCTCCATTAGTGGAATAATATTACTACATCAACAACGCAAACGGAGATGTAAAATGTTAGACAATCTTACAATATTAGCTTTAGGCGGTGCAGCAGTTTGTGCAATATTTGCAATTTTAGGCGCTATTGCAGAATGGAAGGGATGGAAATGAGTGATTATTACGAATATTATATGAATAATCCACATGAAATACCAGGAAATGATGATATGAACAACCCTTATGAATGGATTGAAGAAGAAGTAGAAGAAGCTGCTGATGACGGTCAATTTGTTTATGACCTATTAGCTGATGAATATGTAGACTTTGAAGTAACTAAAAGTGTATTGCGAGCTATGTTTAAATCTTATGTAACTCGTATGCACGCTACTAAACAAGAAAAAAGAGATGAAGCTGATAAAGACTTGTTGATTTTTTCTAAAGGTCTTATGGCTGCAATGTATGAAGCTACTAACGATATTGTTATTAATAGGAGAGCATAATGCACACTTTAATGTTAAGCAAAGAAGAACAAGATATTTTAGACAAAGTAGACTTTGATAAAACTATGGAAAAGCACGCAGACCGATTTTATGATTTTATTCGTGGTGAAAAAGGTTGGACTGTTATGGATTTAGAATCAATGTTTGTATTAGAGCATTTAACTGATGACGAAATTAGTTGGAGCTAATAATATGTGTGAACAACAATATCAAAAAGAAGTAATGGATCAATTAAAACAGCAGCAAGAAAATAAATTTAATATTAAACCATCAGATATGATAAAATTCCATGGTTGGAATACGAAAGGTAAAAATGAGTCAAAATCTGTACAGCGTTGAAGAAGTTGCAGCGCAATTAGGAAAGTCTACTAGATGGATACGTAAATTATGTATTACTGGTAAATTAAAAGCAATTAAAGTTGCAAATGCTTGGGTTATTTTGGAGAATGTAAAATGATTACACATTTAAATTTAGAAGCTGGCGTTACATTAGAAGTTGAATATGATTATGAACAACCAACTTATGCATACTTTGGTGATTTAGAAGCTTTAACAGAACCACGTGCTGAAGCTAAAACAGCTTTATTTATGGGTGTTGATGTATTGCCATTAATTAAAGCATTAGGTTTGTCTAATGAGCTTAATATTATTATTGTAGCCAATATGGAGGCAATTGACGAATGAACTATACTGAGTTAAGAAAGATTAATGTTAATGATCATTTGGAGAAAAAAAATGGTTTATCATATCTCTCATGGGCTTGGGCGGTCGATCAACTCTTACAACTTGATGCTGCGGCTAGTTGGGAATATAAAGAACCAGCAAAATTTGGTGAAACATTAATGGTATTTTGTTCTGTAACAGCTTTTGGTAAAACAATGACCGCGCAATTGCCAGTAATGGATTTTAGAAATAAAGCAATTATTAATCCTGATGCTATGTCAGTTAATACGGCTATGCAGCGTTGTCTTGCAAAAACTATTGCATTACATGGTATTGGTTTATATATTTATGCTGGTGAAGATGTTCCGGAGGAAGATGTGGTACAAGCACCTAAACAATCAATTACTCCTATGGCTGGTGCATTAGATAATTTTAGTGCAGCAGAAAAAGAGTTAATTCATGGAATTGCTGAAGAAATTACATTCTTTGTAAAGAATAGTGATATTGAGCAAGCAAAAGAAACCGCAGCTAATTTAGATAGTGATACTAAACTTGCTGTATGGAGTCTTTTAGATAGTAAAACACGTTCATCAATCAAGAAAGGTTAATTATGGCAGAATATCAACAACGTGACAATAGTGGTTCACTTTTTAAAAATAACCGCAAAGAAAAAGATACACATCCTGATTACATAGGTAATTGCATGGTAAATGGTAAAGAAATGCGTATGTCAGCATGGCTAAAAGATGGTAAATCAGGTAAATTTTTTAGTTTTGCATTTAGTGAACCATACGTAGGTGAAACAGCAAAAGCAAACGCATATCAATCACAAGAATTAGAGGATGATATTCCGTTCTAACGAAAATGGGCGAAAGCGCTAATTTGTCTGACTGTCAGACCATAATGTATTGTGCTCAACTTACATTAACCCAGCGTGAGTAGCCCACCACTTTTAGGTAGTTTGTGCAATCTTTGTAATAGCAGAATTAATTGCTAAATATTTTGACTGGAGATAATTATGAGCGATTATTACGAATACTATATGAATAACCCACATGAGCGCAAAGTGGATTATGTTATTCAAGACGAATATGTTGAAGAAAAAGTTGAAGAAGTGGCAGACAACAAAGATTTTGTTTGGGAGCTACTATCAGAAGAATATGTTGATTTTGATTTAACACAAACAACATTACGTGCTATGTTCAAATCATATGTAAAATGTATGCATTCTTATAAACAAGAAGCTAAAGATAAAGCTGATGCAGACCTTATGTTATTTACTAAAGCACTTATGGCAGCTATGTATCAAAAATCTACAGAACTTGTTGAGGAGATGGAATAATGGAACAACAATTTTATGCAGAAGTAATGG